TATTCAGAAGATGATCGACGAGGGCATAAAAGCCGGTTTGTCGCAGTTTCAAACAGAGATTAATGAACGGGTCGCTCCCGTTGAAAAAATCGCCAATGAAACCGCCGCAGAGCGTTATTTTTCATCCATCAGGCAAGCGCATCCCGATGCAGATGAAATCGTTGACGACAAAGCGTTTAATGTTTGGGTCAACAAGCAACCCTCCTTTGTCAAAGCCAGTTACATCGAGGCGCTAGAATACAAGCGCCCCGCTTCTGACTTGATTGAAATGTTTTCGGCCTATAAAGAAGCCGCAGGCATTGATAAACAGCCCGTTACCGATGTAAAGGGCGCGGCAAAAACCATTATCGCTAATACTAAACGCAGCGGTCCAGGAAGCCTAACCGATATACAGGCAGGCACCACCGGAAAGCATGACGAGGTTGAGCAAATGCGAACGATGACTTCCAGAGAGCTTGAACAAAAGTTCTGGGGTAAGTCGTCAGAAGAAATCGACAAGATGATGGCAAAGCTATTATGAACTAAAGAACTATCTGCTTAACACGCAGAGAAAACGCAACGTCGATAAGAGACGAAGCCACTCCCGTAGAAGGAAACAATTATCATGGCTATGACCAATATACCGTATGGGTCGGATCAAGCAATCCGTATCCAGAGCGCAGGCTTATTTGCAGCCGTAATGCAAAGAAACACCATTTTAAACCGGCTCACTGGCCCCATGCCGATGCAGTCAGACGCAGAAAACGCGATCCGCGTACAATCCAGTAACAAGTACCCGATTGTGCTGTGCAAAGATTTAAGCAAAACCGCAGGCGACGAGATCACCTTCGATTTGGTTAACCCCTTAGGCGGCAAGCCTATTATGGGGGGCCAGAATGCCGAAGGGCTCGGTCGTGCGTTAAGCTTCTCACAAGACAAATTACGCATTAACCAAACCCGCTATCCGGTATCAGCGGGTGACGCAATGACACAACAAAGAACTCGATGGCAATTACGATCATTGGCACGGGCGGCGGCAGAGGAATACATGAACCGTTTGATGGATCAAATCAGTTTAGTCCATTTAGCGGGTGCGCGTGGTTTTCACAACAATATCGAGTGGGCTGTGCCACTGCAATCCGATGTGGATTTTGCCAGCATCCTAATTAATCCTGTTAAAGCGCCGACCAAAAACCGTCACTATATTTCTACCGGTTCAAATATTGAACCCATATCAGCCAGTGGTAATGATATTAGCATTGCCACCACAGACGTTCTAAACTCCGATGTGGTCGATGGGATACGTACCGTACTAGACTCCATGGCGATGCCGCCCTCCCCGGTTATTTTCGAGGGTGACAAAATGGCAAGTGATTCGCCGTTGCGAGTTTTGCTGGTATCCAGCGAAAACTACACCTCATTCGTTCAATCAACCAACTTTAGAACTTTACAAGCCCAAGCTATGGCGCGTTCACAAACCGCGGGCGGTAATCCCTTGTTTATGGGCGATGCAGGCATTTGGAATGGTATCTTGATTGTTAAGATGCCTAAACCTATCCGCTTCTATGCGGGCGATCCGATTAACTGGTGCGGTTCTTTCTATACTGAAACTGAAAATACCACCGATTGTGTACCGGATTCATTTAACGTGGATGGTAAGCGCGTATTTGCAGTTGACCGCTCTATTTTGTTGGGTGGTCAGGCATTGGCTACTGCTTTAGGCATGAACAACAAAACCGGCAATCCGTTCTTCTGGTCAGAAAAAGAATTAGACCATGGGGATAAGCTGGAAGTGTTAATCGGTATGATGAACGGTACGAGCAAGATCAGATTCAATCAAGATTACGGTTCAGATGGAAAACGCGTTACAGATCAAGGAGTTATCTGTATTGATTCAGCCGTTAAAATAGCTGGCGTATAGGCTTTTCCTAAAGTTTTGATTACGCATAACCCTTAAAAAATTTAGGAGATTCCAATGACAGCTACCGTTACAGTTAACAACCTCACCGAAAAACCGGTTTTAACCGCCGCGTATGGCAATGAAACCCGTTTATCATTTACCTTAACCACAAACGCTTCGGGAATATTGTCCGACTCAGATCACGGTGATGCAATTCAAATAGGTGATACCGTCAGGATAGGCATTATCCCAGCAGGCTTTGAAATCCACGATGCCATGATTATCGTATCCGATGCCTTTACAGCGTCTTCTACGTGTTCAATCGGCTTTGAATATTGTGATGGCGTGGATGTAACCAGCCCGGCGCAAGATGCCGCTTACTTTGTCCCGGCAACGCAAGCCTTATCCTCAACCGCTATTTTGCGTAAAACCGGGATTAAAGCCCCGGCCAAACTGCCTAAAAATGCTTACGTTACCCTGCTATGGGCAGGTGCGGCGGCTGATTCGGTAGGGTCGCTGACCGTGGATATTCTTGGGATTTGGACAGGATTGCCTGCTTAATGTTATAAATCAATAACTTATCATGGATAACTTTCTCTAACTTCAAGTTATCCGTGATTTTTTAAGGAATAGTATGATCGCGGTCAAATATTGTGGAAAAAGGCCATCCTACACAGAAGGCGCTTACGGCAGCAAAATCCTGTTTCACAAAGGCGAAACGATACGGGTCCCTGACGATCTGGCGTTAAAGCTACTCCGCCATCCTGACGTTTACGCGCCTGGACATGAAGAAGAAAACACGCCAACCGCTATTATCAAAGTTCCCGATCCTGAAGAAGAAAAAGCGGAAGCCGATGTTCAACATGCCCGTGATGTGATTAACACTATGGATAGTGTAGATGCCCTAGCAGAGTATGCCATGACCAACTTCAGTCAAAAGCTGGATAAGCGGCAATCGGTACCCAACCTACGCACGAAAGTAATCCAGTTGATTGATCTGTACGGAGTCACCTAAAAATGACCGTAGCCGAACTGGAAAGCCTGTTTAGAAACCAGTTGGGTGATAATATTCCTGACTATTTTATTTCACCGTCTCTTTTCTTGGACTATCTCAACGAAGCCGAAGAAGAAGCCGCGTTCAGAAAAAACCTGTTATTTGACAAGACTAGTGCCTTTTGCACGATTCCCGTCTCGACTTCCAACAGTATTTATGCGTTAGACCCCTGTATCTATGCCGTATGCTATGCGGATATAGTCGTGACTGATACGAATTGGGAACGGTTACGCCCTACAGACCGCATTGAAATGGACCGAATTAACCGTTATTGGCGTATTGAACACGGGTTGCCTAGATGGTTTATCCAATACGACAACACCCTTGAGTTGATTCCCAAGCCCGAAAAACCCTATACGTTAAAGCTTGAAGTTTACCGGCTACCGTTAGAAGCCATGTCAAGCCCTGGCGATGAACCGGAAATACAGCGTAACCACCACCGAAGTTTGGTTGAATGGGCGCTTTATCGTGCCTTTAGTCGTCCAGACATTGATACTCAAGACATGGGTAGGGCAAACGACCACTTAAAAAAATTCACGGCGATCTTTGGAAACCGGCCCAGCGCCGACAACCAACACGCTAACTATGCCAACCGACCGCACCGCAACAAAGTGTGTTCAATTTAGGGAATGAGCATGGCAACCCTTGATCTAAAAGCTCCTTCGATCAACATACGCTTCGATAAGGGCAAGACTTTAAAGCCCGTTTTCTATTATCTATCGCCTACCCATACCGTCATTGATTTGGCAGGCTATACCGCACGGATGCAAGTGCGGCTGGATTACACTACGGCAGACCCGGCAATTTGGGATTTAACCACCGAAAATACGGGGCTAGATATTGTAACCGGCACCGCGACACTGGAAGATGGCAGCACTGTAGCCAGCGCCCAAGGCATTAAGCTCAACATTACCGACACCCAAACTTCCGACGTGGATTGGGATAGAGCCGTGTTTGACATTGAATTGATCGAGCCGGGCCTTGATGTATTGCCCTTTGTTAAAGGGACGCTGAAACCCTACCCGGAAGCGACACGGTAATGTCCGATATTTATGTCAGTGGTGATGATTACGTTATTATTGCCGCCAATGCCAATCCCGTTGTTATCGCCGCAGGTTCTCAGGGGCCGCAGGGAATACCAGGTATTCAAGGAGAACAAGGAATCCCTGGAACAGCCGTATTTAAAGGCGACAAAGGAGATAAGGGAGACACTGGCGATCAGGGCATACAAGGAATACAAGGTATTCAGGGTGTTCAGGGAACTAAAGGCGATACCGGAAATACGGGAGCTACCGGAATAACCGGATCAAAAGGCGACAAAGGGGATACTGGTGATAAAGGTGATAAAGGTGATATCGGCGCGGCTAGTACCGTGCAAGGTCCACAGGGCGCTACGGGCGCAACTGGTGAAACCGGAGCTAAAGGCGATCAAGGTATTCAAGGTATCCAAGGTGTAAAAGGAGACACGGGGTCAACGGGTTCAACGGGGACAGCAGGCGCTACTGGAACTACCGGAAGTGCAGGAGCCAAAGGCGATAAAGGGGATAAAGGCGACACCGGCGAGCAAGGAATCCAGGGAATCCAGGGGATTCAAGGCATACAAGGCGTTAAAGGCGATACCGGAAATACTGGCGCAGCAGGCGCAGCAGGCTCAACAGGTTCTACCGGATCAACTGGCGCTACAGGAAGC